GCCTGCCATAAATGATAACCAAGAGTTTCGTAGCGATAAATCTCTTCTTCATCCACGCTACCTGATGAAGAAACCGAACACACCGGGTTCGGAACGGACACCTCGTCTTGTCGAAGTGTACAACATGTGGATTTTACTCGGAACCCACTACCTGGAATAGTTTGACCTATCTGTTCATACATTCTTTCGGCTGATAAAGCCTGAGAACGGTTTATGGTATTCTCCATTTCGCTTTGTAGGGTGTGCTCCCTGCTTTGTGGGGTGTGCTCCCGGAGCGAAAATTTCATTGCGCTCTCTACATCGTCATATCGCATCCAAAAATCATAAACCAAGTCATAATATTTGGGAAATGTGCTATCTTTCACCCACTTAGATAGACCACAATCATCAATCAATTTTCGGAAAAATAGTTGTTTTTCTTCAAAAATCTCCTTACCATGGAAAAAATACTCTCTTTGTGCGGTTTCCACAACACAAATGACATGAGCTTCAGCTGCAAAATCCTTCTTTGGTAATCGAGAAGTCAGCATTTTATGGAATGACGATTCATCCAATGGGGCAACAATACAACCAATATCTTTATCAAATCGAAATGCCCTTTTCAAGAAGGATGCGTCTCGTATATTGATATATGGGATACTTTCAGCTTCTTTTTCAGCCATAGTATATTCAACCCCAATCAATTTCATTGCGGCTGCTATTCTAGTATGATTAAATCCTGGACATGATTTACTCACACCCATAATATTATCATCACCATAGGTAACTAAACGCACATTCTCTTGAAAGGTTTCTATTGGTTTTCCCGAAATTAGCAAATATGCATATCTCATATACAAGCTATTAACCAAACAATTGATAATGACGGTTAGGGGATGTCCTGAAGGATTCCCCTGGATCTCAATTAAGTCTCCATTAAAATCAATGCAAGGAAATGCTGTATCTGCAGCTATACATCTAATATATCGCAAATCTTCATCAGGCCACCCAGCTTTCTTTGCTAAGAGTTCTAAAATATTAAAAGCCGACAGAATAAATGGAGCGGCCATGCGTTTATCAAATTTACCAT